CTGCAAGATTATCCTGAAGCCGCTTCTGATAAGCGCTCTTACTGCCGAGCAGTTCATTGAATGCCTGCAAAACCACATTTTTCAGCACTTCCTCGTTTACCGTGCGGGCATGACAAATCACACCGGTTGACTGCAGCCGACTAAGACACCGCCAAACAATTGAGCGGCAGCCGTGGTTGTTCCAGTGAACACGGCGAAACAGCTCGCCGCACTCCCCGCAGACTATCATCTGAGAAAACACATGATTACTGCTGAAACCGTGCTTTCTCCCATTCGGACTGACCTTTACAAGCCTGCGGCGAACAAGTTCGTCCTGCACACGCATAAAAATATCTTTTGGAATAATCGCTTCGTGGTCGTTCTCAACATAGTACTGCGGCATTATTCCGTTGTTCTTTATGCGCTTTTTGGAAAGATAATCCACCGTGTATGTCTTTTGCAGAAGCGCATCGCCCATGTACTTTTCGTTGCGCAGTATCTTTGCTACCGTGCTTGTGTGCCAGCGTGGATTACCTGCGCCGGTGAGTATTCCGTCACGCTCCAGACCGGCGGCGATTTTATCGGTGCTGTAACCGTCAAGG